AATACCGGGTTTCAAATCCTTAGCATTAGCGGAAATGATATCACTCTGAACGAGGCACCCACCTCAGCGGGCGATGGAGATGCTATCATCCCTTTTTTCGACCCTGATATCACAACTACTTCATCTAGCCTCATCAATGGCATTAGTGGACAACTTGACTGGGGTGGAACTTCAGACTTTGAAATCAATAGTTTTACGCTAACGGTTAAGAACAACTTCAAGCCTGTGCAAGAGGCGTTCAAGGCAGCGGTTCAAGACTACATCCCAGGGAGACGAGACATTACTGGGGAGATTGCGATCACAGGAGCCAAGGATAAAATAAAGACCTTGATCTATCGATACAACTTTGACTCATCCAATAACATCGTGGCTCGTTTTGGCTCAACCTCTTCAGGCACCGAGAAAATGACAATCACGATTGCTAAACCTGAATTTGATTTCAGTGAGGTTACAGTGCCAGAAGCAGAAGAGGTGACGATAAGTCTGCCCTTTACTGCATTGGCTACAAGCGATACAGCAACAGATGCAGTAAGCATTGCAATCACAACAAACTAGAGGGGCAAGCCATGGCTAGAAAAATCAGAGTAATCGATGCATCGTTGAGAAGCTGGTACACACCAGATATCGACGGCAATTTACAAGACCCAGATCCGTTTCAGGTTCTCATTTCGCCTTTGAGCGGTAAAGACATGAGACAGCTTAGAGGGTCATTAAAGCTAAAGGCTACAAGCCTTGAAAGTGAAGACTTGATGCAAGCGGCTGAACGTCGTGAGGAAGAGCTTAAAGCGCTTATAGTTGAAAAGCATGTGCATGATGTTCGAGGGTTCATTGCGCAGCATGTGACAACAGGAGAAGTAACTGAACCCAAAACGGGTGAAGCGCTGGTCAAGTGTGTCCTTGAGGCACATCCTGATGAGCTTATGGTTCTGCATGATATCTATGAAGCCATCGTCAAGAATAGTACTCTTGATGAGTCAGCTAAAAAAAAATCGAACTCGCAATCAGATTTGCAATCAGTGGAGACACCAGACGACAGGCCTGGGGCTGTTCCAAATGTCGAGGTCCAGAGTATGCAGAGCAAGACCATCTCAGAATCCAGCGTAATTGCAACGGCAACGGTACCATCCGAAGTCTCGGTATCAACTGGGCACCGGATCTAAATCAATGCCCATGGTCAGCAATAGGCGAGATAGGATTTGAAATGCTTAACACTTGGTCAGATTATAGGTCTCTAAACGTGCTGCCCTTTGGTGGTGCTGACTTGATGGAGCAACCTGCATTTATCCTTGAAGCCTTCAAGACCATCGAAGATGAGAAAACATCGGCTGAACTAAGGCAGACACAAGACTCCATCAAGAGAGCGCAGAGAAGGCAATAAGAATGGCCAAGACTGTTACAACTGGGATCGTATTGAGTGCCGACATTAAGTCACTCAAGAAAGGCATTAGCGGTGCAAAGCAGGTCCTAGGAGGATTCAGGAAAGCCTTAAAGGGTGCTGGCAAGGGCGCGTCAGGAATGGGTGCGGCCTATAAGTCTTCAATCGATACGATCTTCAAAAGTGTTGAAGTATTCAAATCTCTGCAAGGGCTTATTACTGATGTGTTTGGGTCTTTTGTTGCTGCATCGATGGACATGAGGAAAGAGAATGACAAGCAGAAGCAGGACATCAAAGCGCTGCAGAATTCATTCAAGGGTCTGCAAGCCATGCTTGGCGATTTCATCCTTCCTTTGATTCTTGGTGTAGCTGATGCAGTCAAGCCGCTAATCAAGTCTTTCAAGACATGGTTGAAGGTGAACAAAGATCTAGTTAGTGGGAAGCTGGTCGAGTATCTGACAACAGTGGCGACAACTCTGACGAGTGGTATTGCTCAGGCTGTTATCACGGTCATGCGAATCTGGAACGGATGGTCAATGCTCATCGATAGCACGCAAGCCCTGTTTCAGGGATTCTTTGCTTCAGCGCTTCAAGGCTTTGCATATCTTCGAGAGGGTGCTGCCAAATTCTATGAGGCTATCGGTCAAGAGAAAATGGCCAAGTCTCTAACGGATGGAGCACAGGCATTTAGGGACTACGCTGATTCGTTTCAAGACGCGAGCGATCAAAACATTGCAGAAGCAGCCAAGACAGTTAAGGAACTCGAAGAGCTTGAGAAGCAGGTCAGGAAAGTGGAGACCGCAATTAAGACCGGAATCGGCCAAGCTGGTGCCAGTGCGATGAAGCGCTTCAAGCAGGACATCAAGAAACGCGCTGCTAATTGGGAAGAGCTAGCAGCAAAAAAGAAGGAACTTGCAGAGAAGGCAAAGAAGGAAAAAGAAGCAAGGGACAAGCTCTTAGCGGCTGCAGCTAAAAAGGCAGCTGATGAAGAAAGAAAAAGACTTGAAGCACAGAAGGCTATGCACTTTGAGATAGGGTCAATCATAGGCTCAGGAGCAGTAGACGCGATGAAGGCTTTTGCGGCTGGGACTAAGACAGCTGGTGAAGCAATGCGTGATTTAGTTGTTCAGACCGCAGCTGCAATCGCTAAGGCGCTATTGCTCAACGCTATAAAATCAGGCGTGGCCTCTGGTGCATTGGGCGCTGTGACTGGTGGCATTGGTGCCGCAGTCGGTGGAGGGCTGCTATCTGCTGCGACCTCGTTGCTTTTTAACTCTGGTGGATATGTTCCCGGGTTTGCTTCAGGTGGTGGTGTGGACAGCATCGCGGCACGTCTAACGCCCGGTGAATTTGTTCTGCCTAAAGGCCTAGTCGATAGCATTAGACTCGGTAAGGCACCTCCTAAGGCCTCCTATGCTAATGGTGGAATGGTTGCAGCTGGTGCAGCTGCTGGTCCTGCTGCTGTCAATGTGCAGATGCAGACTTTTGCCGTTCCTTCGAGGGGTGAATTTAGACGGTGGTATAAATCGAGTGTTGCGCCTAATGTCCGATCAATGGGCAAGAGGGGTCAGCTATGACGGTAACTGCTGAAGCAATCGAGGCCAAGTTCATCAATGCTTACCAGGCGGATAAACCGTGTTTTATTGTGAACAACGTTTTAGCTGGCTCAGGCTTGAGCGGTCAGACAAACAAGTGGTACCGAGCCGCTACGGGTGCCACTGTTGATTATGCTGACATGCCCACATTCGCAGCTGTGAACGACGGAATACTCGCAGACCTTTCAGCGCTGCCTATTTCCTATACGCATGATTACAGGTCAAGCCTGTATTCGTCTCCTGCTGATGCTGGTGCAAACAACAATTACTATTGGGGGCTGTATGCAACCCGGTGGAATACGCTAGTGGGTGCATCGTATTCTTTATATCCCCAGTCTTATTATGTTGATGCCATAGCAATCAAAGCATCAGCATGGGGCAAGGGAGACGCTGCGACGTATCTTACAGACACCGTTGAGATTGATGTTCACATGAGTACAGAAACAGGATTTGCGCCATCAACTATTCCAGATCCACACAAAACCACCCAGATATTTAATGGGACGGTTTACGCAGACGACCCAACATCAGACCCTAATCCCCTGAAGTCAGGAACGTCACACACGACGGTCGAGGTTGTTCCCAGTAGCGGGAATTATAGATACAAGATTGAAGGCGATACGTATTTTAGAACCACATTTGCAATGAAAGGCGGAGGGTCTGCCCATTGGACATCAGCCCTTAAGGTTGGCGAGGTCTTTATTGGTGAGCGCATTCAGCTGTCAAGAAATCCCAATCAGCCCTATATGACAGAGTTGTCATACACGGACAACACAACCAATTTCGAGTCAATGAATGGCGACATCGTCCGGTATGTGAGAAGCAAGGGACAACGAAGGTTTGAGCTTAACTTTACGCCAACAGGTGACGACAGTTATGGGATTGATGACCTTGAGCAAATAAAGTTGCTGGTAAAAAAGACAGAGCAATTTACCAAGCCTTTCATGTTTGTCCCTAAGCCTTACACTGAACCGAACAACTGCTATTTTGTCTATGCAGAAGACGCAGCATTTAACCTTGAAGCTGTTGGACCGTTCGAGCGATCTGTGACCTTGTCACTGGTGGAGATTCCTCCCTTTGTTGCATACGAGGTAGGTACGGGCTGATGCTAAGTACTACGGCGGCATTCAAGGATAAGATGAGCAAGGCAGGGATTCAACCTGTCTATGTTGTAGAGATTCATTTGTCTGCTTCTGATCGCCGGTATTTCAGCACAACATATATTGCCCTGTCAGATCTGTCTGTACCGATCTATCCTTCAATATCTGATGTGGTTGGCGTTGCAAGCTCGATTGATATTGAATCAAGGTCTGTCTCTATTGGTGAGTTCCATGTCCACTTTTTAGATGATGGTGTCTTGAGAGACCTGATAAAAGACAACTTTATATATGGTAAAAAGATTGTCGTTAAAATGGGCAGCACAGACCTGACTGCATATTCAGACTTCCTAAATGTTGCGATCGGGGTCTCGCGTGATGTTGTTCCGTCAGAGGGCGAACTAGACCTTGAAGTTGCTGACATGCTTGACCTGCTTCAGAACAAAACAATCGGCCCAAGATATTGGCTAAATGGTCATCCCCTTGAAGTCATGCTTGACATCCTAAAAGCTGCCGGTGCGGACGCATCCATCTATGACGCAACCACGCTTGCTTGGGATTCCGATCTAACAAGAAGCCACTTTTTGGTGAGCAGATACGATGCAAAGCTAAAAGGCCTTGATGACCCTATCTTGTCCAACGGAGTAAGCAATGACGGCGAAAGTGCTCTTGGCCTGATAGAAGAACTTTGCGAGCTAATGTGGGGTTCATTTTCACCTGATGAGCTTGGTGTGTTTAAGTACAAGCCTTATCTGTCCACAAATGCAGTTGACCGCAACCTGCCCCCTGATGATGTTGGACCCGTTGAACAGCTTTCAACAGCTGACCCTCTGTACAACTCTATAAGCATGAATGTGGGGAGTGTTACCCGTCGTAAAAAGACCGACTTCTTAAGTGGGATTCAGTCAAGATCCCCGTCTCGGGACATAGCGATCGGGTTTACGCAAGAAGACACAGCAAGCCAGGCTCGGTATTCATTCCTTGAGGGTCTAGGCAAGAATGACACTGAAATCAATACAAGCTGGTTATGTGGTCCTTCAAATATATCCCAAGGGTTCAAGGTTGTGTCAGGAGTGCTTACTAGAGAAGCGCTTGTCCCTGCTAACGATAGACCGGGCATTGATGTGAGTCTTAGTCGTGTGTCAACCATTTACGACCATGATGCAATGAACCTGACAGATGCAGCATACAATGGGTTTAGTGGCTGCAAGTTCAACCTCGGGACAATAGAGCCTGCAAGCGCAAGAACAGGGGTAGAAAATTCATGGCCTCATGCATTCCCGACCCAGACAAACAGGGGATTGAGTGCAAGCAGACCTGCCTATATTCTAATCGAGGGGTTGAGTCAGGCTCCTGTTGTATTTGCGACAGTCAAAACACAGCCATCAATCAACGA